AAAAGTGGTTGGGACAATATCAGCTGAGCCGTCAAAGGCTACACCACCAATCAATCGAGCAGTAGTTAGGGTGGCCGCGGAGCCAGTTGTGTTTTGGTTACCACCTATATCAACACCAGGGAGGTTGATGTCGGCCGAACCGTCAAAGGCGACACCACCAATCAACCTCGCGGTAGTTAGGGTAGCTGCGGAGCCAGTTGTGTTTTGGTTACCACCTATATCAACACCAGGGAGGTTGATGTCGGCCGAACCGTCAAAGGCGACACCACCAATCAATCGAGCGGTGGTGAGGGTAGCCGCGGAGCCAGTTGTGTTTTGGTTACCACCTATATCAACACCGGGTAGATTAATGTCGGTCGAGCCGTCAAAGGCGACGCCACCAATCAGTCTCGCAGTAGTGAGGGTAGCCGCGGAGCCCGACCACGTCCCACCAGAAAGTGTTGCCGTTCCATCTGTTATGCTAGCACCGGAGACCGCACCAGTAAACGTCCCGGTGGTGCCAGATACCGCACCAGTAAAGGTTCCAGCCACCCCAGAAACATCACTTGAAAACGTGCCAGTCGTGGCCGTAAGTGCCGCGACGTTGGCGTCACCGGATACGTCAAGCGCGACAGTGGGTGAGGTGATCCCTATTCCGACACGGTTATTCACACTGTCCACTTTGAGAGTGTTTGTGTCCACGTCCAGAGATTGTGTGATTGATAGATTAGCGACATCTATCCTACCGTTCACATTGAGATCGTTTTGAACTTTCAAGTCACCCAGTATATCTACGGTGATGTTATTAGAATCTGGTGCTATCGAGGAATCTGTGTGAGTATTTTGTGTATACCCCACAGACAAACGTTTGGGTGTTTCATCTCCGTGATGGATAATGGCGACGTTCTTATCTGGATAGTTCATCACGATACCAATGTCTAAAGCACTTTGTGTGTTACCATTTGCGATGCCGATGATGCGGTCTTCGACAACAAGGTCTGTGTTCTTTATTTCTGTGATGGTGCCATTCGAGAATTGCACATTACCTAGAACTTCGAGATTAGATGTGATGACCATCTTGTCCCCACTCTTGGTTATGGGTGAATCGATGAGAACATTGCTGGCTCCAACTATGGGAACACTATTTTCTGAGAGTGATTGGATTTGAACATTGGAAGCGGCTTTGAACGACGTCGTGGGATTATTAAATTCAATGGTATGTGGGGTTGTATTACCGAAACCGGTCACGAGTCTGAGTGGGGGCTCAGTTGCAGTTGATGCGGAAGAACCCGACTCGGTTATTTCACCCGTTGTTTTATCATACATGAGAAGCACAATTTGAGGATCGGAAAAATCCTCCCTGAATCGGATGGGTGAGAGATACACGGCTCCAGGATTGGTAACTTGCATTTCAGTATTACTGGCGTTGAAAACGATGGTATTTTCTGCCTGATCATCTAATGCGTATTTACCAAAACGGATTTTGGTGGATCTCTCCACCGTCGGCAAATTCTTAACCATTTAATATAGTCTGCTATTTTAATTCGCGTAAAGGAGTCCCGCCATTCCATTTTCGATACGTAGAATGTTATAGTTGACCGCGTAAATGGGGTGATTTATGGGCATACTTTCACTGACAATTTTCACAGATTCCAAGCGACTGAAATTGAGGGTTCCCGTTGGTTGTAAGGAACTCGTCGATAGGCAGAAGCAGTATAAAAAGAAATCTGGTGAAGTGACAAAATTTGTGTGATAGTAGTTCATGACATCTATGAAATGTGGTTTACCCCATCGAGGTGTGCACAAGTCGAGACCATTGATTGTTATTTTGACCTTATTGGTTGGAGATGTTAGGGCTCCGTCGGTCGTCGTGTCAGAGGAGGCGATATATTTCACTGGATGATTGAAGTACAATTCCTGTGTTGTGTGGTTGGACGGTATATTCTTTTGAACCTGTGTGATGAGGAGGTCATGTCTCCTAGAAGCGATGTTACCTCTCTCTTCGTTATCGAGATAGTAATAGTTGGCGAACATCTCGATGTTGTAGTTGGAAGCCTCACTCCCCCAATAGATACGAGCTTCGACGTTGTGATAATTCAGAGCCACTAAGGGAAGGGCACACTGAGGTCCTTCACAGAAGAAGAAGCGTAGAGGGTAGAAGTATGAACGAGCGCTCACACCTGGGTGAGTGCCATTCGCAGATTTGGAGACGTTTTGGGCGAAGGTATCGATAGCGATCTTTTCAGTGAACACAGAGTCTTGTGTATCTATCACAGATCCGCCGATGAGAAGCTCGACTTTGTCGATGATCCGGTCCCATCGCTGACTGTCGAGGGCCTTTGTTGTATCATCTAGGGTCAGATAAACATAACCTAGAAGATCACCAGAACGTTCAAATTGAACACTTGACATGGAATTATTTTTCACTGCTCCATAAATCGTTTGTTTTTCAATGGACTGTGAAAAATTAGAATGTCTCTTGAAAGTGGAACTAAAAAACGATATCTCCGGTTTACCAATGATATATTTATCCTGAGCACCGACGGCGATAAGTTGAGTTATGCCAGCAGACATCGTTTGTTACTTTTAAATGAGAAAAATTACAAATTGGGTTTCATACACGTGAATTTCAGGACGAGAAAGTTGGGGGTACCCGTGGTATTGGGTGTAATCAGATCACCGGCTTGGTTATAGATATTTACGGTGAAGCGACCAATCTGACGAATGGGGGTGATATATTGTGTGCTCACATCGTATTCATCCTTAAAATTGTTGATGTGGTTTCCGGTGCCTACAGTGGTGACATCAGAAATGAGGCTCGCAAAAGCACCCTTCACGTTACCAATTGTGCCAGCACCGTTCAAGGTTCCAACCGCCCTGTCGTTGAAGTTGCTGTCCAGCTCTTTGATGGAAATGTAAATATGCTGGTTAGAAGCCTTCGTGTGAATGTGAGAAGCCACGAGTTTAGCCTGAACAACATTTTTCAGGGGGTTTTCGAGATAGCATGTAAAACTATTGGCACTGCTCTGCCCGGTAGAATCAATAGTTATCGTGTGATACTCGTAATTAAGATCTGGGATGGGAAGAACCATTTATATATGCTTAGATTAAAGATCCACCGATTCCCCCGGAGATGGAGTAACCGGCGTGATCACCTACGAGACCCTGAACACCACAGACCCCACCAGGTGTGAGAGACTTTGTGTAAGGGCTACCGTTGGGTGATCCAGGAACGCAATCCTCGCGGTGCTCGAGATCGAAGATGGACTTCTTACTGATGGCGTTAATGGTGATTGGCCTGGGCTGGTAGTTGCTCGACCTACCCTGAATGATGGTCAGAACACTGATGAGCGACATGAGGACCACAATGTACATCAAGGCGTTGCGGTTGGTCTTATTGAGACTGAACATTTACTATATGATTATATTTTTTTAAAGTGCGTTAAAGATATTTTTTTTAGTTTCTTCATAGAGAGTAGATGGACGAAGATATCATTCTTGATAGAGGACATACTACTGTTATGAAATTGGATGCTGATGAGCAGGCGCTCATGGATGAGATTGAAATATCTGTGCCACAACCCAGACGTGTTCCACGTCCTCAAAAAAGTGCTTTTGGGTCGCACCCCCCTGTGCAACATCAGGAAGCTATGGATGCTTTCGTGAACCCCAACAAACAGTCCGCCCCGGCGCAACCCACTCAGACTGAAGAGATTGATTATGGTGAGGATGACGTAGCCTTCGATGACGACGACATGGGCTCTCCAGGAATACAGGAGGAGAAACCTTCTAGTGGGTACACTTCTATCGACGAGGAGAAGTCTGATCTTCTCAACAAACTGGCTCGCCTAGAGAAGAAGGGTTTCGCTGTGAACAAGCGTCTCACCGCGTATTCCAACATTGAGGAACTTCGCGCTGAGGTGAAGAGAATCACTTACAGCATAGACGTTGAGCAGTCGATCCGGTTCTCCAGGCGTATGCTGGTGGCCTGTGTGACTGGTCTCGAGTTTTTGAACAAACGTTACAACCCCTTCGAGGTTCAATTGGAGGGTTGGTCAGAATCAGTAATGGAGAACGTAGACGACTACGACGGCGTCTTTGAGGAGCTATATGTGAAGTATAGATCCAAGGTCAGCGTCGCTCCCGAGGTCAAGCTCATCATGATGCTTGGTGGTTCTGCGATGATGTTCCACTTGACGAACAGTATGTTCAAGACTGCCATACCGAACATGAACGACGTGATTAAGCAGAACCCTGACCTTGTCAAGAACATGATGCAGGCTGTACAGAACACGACAAGGAACCCCGGGGAACCTATGCCTGAACCACCTATCGGGGGCACGGGGAACTATGAGATGAAGGGACCGGGGTTGGACATTTCCAGTTTGATGGGTGGTGTCATGATGCCACCTCCACCCCCTATGAATACAAACTTGAGGGCGA